AGGGCGAATCAGAACGAAGCATCGCGAAGCGTTTTAAGGTCGGTGCTTCGGCAATACATCGGCATAAAGCAGACGGACATATTTGTCAGGCAATTGAAGCCGCTGCAATCGAAAAGCAGGCAGAAATTGGCATCAATATTGCTAGCAGCGCTAAAGAGATCTATGATATCTGCCTCCGGGCAGCAAAGAAAGCGGAAAATCACGACCTCCGGGCACTCGGGTCTTGCATTGCCCCGGCGGTGAAAGTCTTGGAGATCCTATCGAAGGGCAATCCAGAGAAGCCAGACGGCGAAAAGAAAGATAGTGGATTTATGGCAGGATATATGAACAGGGCAAGTAAAGTCTATGCTGAAACAGAAAGCCCGCCGCCTCAATAAGCCTGCTTTTGAGTGGACTTCTCCGAGCCCCAAACAAGAACAGATCCTCTATTGGTGGACCCCGGAAAGCCCTTACAAAGACTATGCATATTTCCAGGCGGAAGGGTCGGTTCGGTGCGGCAAGACCGTGCTTGCAGATTTCAGTTTTGTTAACTGGGCCTCATATACCTACGACCAAGAGGAGTTCGCCCTATGCTCCAAAACCATCGGGACGGCTATAAGAAATCAGGTCCGCCCGCTCATGAAAGTGCTCTCTGTAGAGCCATCTTATGAAGTCCAATTCAGGCGAGGCCGGGAAGAGGGGTCGCACTTAACGATTTATAACGCCGATACTGATCACGAAAACATATTTTGGATCTATGGCGGAAAAGATGAAGCCAGCCAAGACCTGATCCAGGGCAAGACGCTGGCCGGAATCTTATTTGATGAGCCGCCGCTGATGCCCCAGAGCTTCATTAATCAGGGTCTCGCCCGCCTTTCGGTGGAAGGTGCGAAGGCATGGTTCCTTAATAATCCTGAGAATCCAAACCATCCTCTTTATATCGAAACCACTGATCCACTAACCAAAGACGGTAAGCTCTATTTCCTTCATTTAGTGATGGATGACAACCCATCTCTCTCTGAAGAAGCCAAGAACAGAATAAAGTCTCAATGGCCGGTGGGGTCGGTATATCATAAGCGATATGTGCTTGGACTGAGGGCGGCGGCAGAGGGCCGGGTGTTTTCGTTCTTTGATGACGCACCGGACGCCGGCTATGTGGTTGATACTGTTCCTGAGAATTTCATTCAATTCTTGATTGGCTTCGATTATGGAGTAAGCAACCCCTTTGCCGCCCAGTTATGGGGGCTGAGTGGTGGCGTCTGGTATATCCTTAACGAGTTCTATTGGGATTCAATTAAGGAAAAGCGAACCAAGACCAACATAGATTATATTGAGGACCTGGATCGCTTGGCTTATTGGAATGGGCAACGCAAGTTTCCTGAAGCGGTAATTGTTCCGCCGGAAGAAAAAAAGGGGTTTGAAACTGACTTACGAAAGTCTCCTAAATCAATATTTACTGGAATCCACGCGGCAGATAACGAAATCCTCCCAGGCATCGAGGACTTAATCACCATGTTCTCAATTGGCCGGCTTAAGGTCTTCCGCAAAAACTGTCCGATAACGATATGGGGATTCATGAATCTCCTATGGGACATCAAATCACAAGAAAAGGGCAAAGATATGTATCTCAAGGGCGGCTCGGGATCGCCGGACCACGTCTGCGATGCTGGCCGGTATATTGGCCGAAGGGCAGCCAAAGAGCTTAGACGTATGCGGTTGATTGCATGATTACACCTGATAATATTCAGTCATATTTCGCCCGTGGCAAGCCCTGGCCGCCGGAGGAGGACGTAGGGCCGGGCAAGAGGATCACGATATATGATGAGAACCTGAAGCTCTGGCGGCGCAAGCACGATGAAGTCTACAACGTCCTAAGAAATTTGTATGCAGACAAAGAGAAAGAATATAACAAAGTCTTATTCCTGATTAACTTCCATAAGCAACTGTCTACTCTGTGGGCTGATCTCCTTTTCTCGGAGAAGCCGGACATAAAGGCAGGCAAAGAATCCCGAGACGCTAAGGGCAACCCGATCATTCCCGCGGAGCAGACCTATCTCGATTCCCTGATCATCCGGCTCTCTCTGTGGGCTCGATGCTATGCCGCAAGAATCGACATGAGCCGGTACGGAGCGGGCATCTGCAAGATCTATGCGGAAGAAGGTCAGCCAGCCAAGCTTCAGGTTATTGCTCCAAAGAACTGGTATCCTATTATAGGGCCGGACGGCGAGGCGGTCGGCCACGTTATCGCATGGTCGCTGGATGACAAAATCCTAAACGTAGAATGGCACAGCGACGGATTCATCCAGAGCTTCAAGACAACCCTGGCAGAGGGCCGGATAAGCTCTGATCCCTATGATGTAGTTGACATCGAGACCGGCTATCCGGGACCTCTTGTCTTCCCGATACTCAATGCCAGCACCTCAGAAGACATCACGGGGACCGATGATTATCAGGACATCGACCCCATAATCAAGCGCCTGGAGATCACGTTCACCCGGACGGGCCGGACCCTGGATGCTCACAGCGAGCCCGCCTTTGCGGTGCCTGAAGATGCATTGGGCCCCAAGGACCCGGTCACAGGAGAGCGGACCTACAACGCCAAGCGGCGCGTTTTCCCGCTCGAAGAAGGCGCTCAGGTGCCCCAGTACATCACCTGGGACGGTCAGCTATCGGCCTCATTCATGCTGATAGACAAGGCCCTAACTCAGCTCTATACGATCTCCGAGACCTGCCGATGCGCATTTGAGCCGGACACCCTTGGCAATGCGATCAGCGGCAAGGCCTTGAGAATGCTCATGATGCGGCCTTTGAAGAAGTCCGAGCGGGCAAAACTCCAGTTCGACCCGGCACTGAAGCAGATCCTTAAAGCCATCTCAGTCCTCGATGTCAAGAACAACGTCCCTGGCGCGGTGTTGCTATCCGATATCCAGATAGCCTGGAAAGATGGCCTACCAGACGACGACCTGGAAGAGGCTACAGTCGCCCAGACCAAGAGGGCAGCCGGTTGGAGCACCAAGCAGATCCTCATCGAAGCCGGGTATGACGAAGACACGGCAGACCAGATAGCCCAGGATTCCGCCGGGCAGATAATCTAAATTCATTTTCACGGTGCGCTGCGCCTATAGGCCCCGCACTTTCCAGATATGTCAGATAATATACCACCAGCTACACCTCCGGCAGAGCCACCAGCATCGACGGCCCCCGGTGGCAGCGGCAGCAGTCCCTTCAAAGTCTTTGAGACCGAGGAGCAGTACAAAGCCGCCTTGAATCGCAAGCTAGGCAACTATGTCCCCAAATCCGAGATCGATAAGCTAAATAGCTTGTTGGCCGCTAAGAATGCCGAAATCCAGGACTGGCAGAAGAAGGCCACTGGGCTGGAGTCAGAACTCTCTGAATTCCGGCTTGGATCGCTTCGGCAGAAAGTCGGACGTGAGGCGGGCCTGCCTCCGGAATGGATAGAGGACATCAAGGGCATAGACGAGGCCAGCATGAAAGCCGACGCTGAGCGCTTGCGAAAGAAGCTGGGAGTTAAGACCGTACTTGGCCAGCCTGTGCCGCCTGGCGGGATTACTCCGACCTGGAACCAATTCAATGATGCCCTGAAGCGGGCGTTTGGTATCGGTGGCCGATAATTGAGGTGACATTGATATGACAGATTACAGCAATTACATTAGCCGGTCGGATGCAAGTACCTACTTGCTGGATGACCAGATGAGCAAAGAGATCATCGAGGCCCTGCCTACTCAGAGCTTCTGTCTCCGGATGATGAAGAAGCTACCTCCCATTTCCGCAGCTACTTACAAAATCCCGATGACCACCGCTTTCCCTACGGCCTACTTTACCAGTGAGGTAGCGGGGAGCCGGGGGGCCACAAACACCAAAAAGACCACGGATATGACTTGGTCCGGCGTGACCATGTATATCGAAGAGATAGCTGTCATCGTTCCCATTCCCGAGACGGTGGTGGCTGACTTGGCCGCTGCAAACTATGATGTATGGGGTATGGTGAAGCCCAGGCTTGTAGAGGCGGCTGGCAAGCTTATAGATCAGTCTATCCTTTATGATAGCTCTGGCGACATCGCCCCGGCGAACTGGCCGGATGGTATAGTGACTCAATGCGCAACCAAGAGCAACACTATCGATGTCAGCTCTCAGATCGGCTCTGGGCTGACTTTTGCAGACCTCTATGATGGCATCCTGGCAGATAATGGCCTCTTCTCTCTGGTAGAGCAGGACGGCTATCTGGTAAATGGCGCGCTGTCTGCCATCTCCATGAAAGGCAAGCTTAGGGGCCTGAGATCGTCCGATGGCGTCCCGATATTCACCAACGACATGAAG